AAGTTCATCTTCTTCAGCTTCTTCTTCAGATTCTTCACCTTCTTCAGCGATTTCTTCTTCAGCTTCTACTTCTTCAGATTCTTCTTCTGAAACTTCTTCAGATTCTTCATCATGAGAGTCTTCTGAAACTTCTTCAGATTCTTCTTCTTCTGTTGCTTCTTCAGCAACTACTTCTTCTGTTGCTTCTTCAGCAACTACTTCTTCTTCACCATCAGCATTGTATTCACCTTCGGTTACTTCTTCATCACCTTCTACTACTTCGTTTTCTTCAATTTCTTCTGCCTCTTCATCAGCTTCTTCAATTTCTTGTTGAAGTTTCTGAGATAGAATAGATTGTAAACGAGGTGTAAAAGCTTCTTCCAAAGCAATCTTAGCGTTTGCAATTGCAGTAGCTCTAACAGCTTTTGCATCAGCGATAGCTTCTTTTAACAAATTTGAGTTTGCCATAATATTACCTTTCGATTTTGTGTTTGTGAAAATATTTGGAATTTCCAATAGAATTATAAAAATCGGTTTTTCGGTGACCCAACATAAGATTTGTGGGTATTCATAAACCAATATAAGTAAAGTCTACATTAGGTAGACTATTGAGTATATAAATATAGAATATATATTTTAAACGATAATTTTACTTATCATTTCTATTACTATTCTTATTTTTATCTAGATTTTTGGGCTTTTTTGCTTTTTTAGTATAAAACCTTAGTGTAGTATCACCACCTTCTATCTTTTCAAGAATCATTTCTTTCTGTTGTTCTCTAACAGCTAATTGTTTTTCTCTTCTACGAACAGTTGTGGGTTTTTTGTAGTATCTTCGTTCTCTTACTTCCATAAGATGTCCAGAATCCATACTTCGTTTTTTAAATATCTTAAGTGCTCGGTTGATATCTCCTTTTCTAACCTGTACTGATACTATTGGTAATTTTTTGCTCATTCTCCTAATTTAAATATAACTTTGTTATGTATAAGTATATATTATTATAATTTACTTACCCAATTGATATAGTGCCTCTTCTGCAGCTGCGTTAGTTCTATAATCATAATGTTTTGGATTTTTTCCAAAGGCTTTTAGAGATTTTTCTAACCAAATTCTATATTTTTGTTTACCATACTTCTCTTCTATCGTAGTAAGTATATCATAAAACTTAGTTTCTTTATTACCTACTTTTTTTACTAATCCTTTTATTTCGGATTTATCTTCGTTTACTGATTCATCTATACCTTTGATTTTCTGTTTGACTATCATTGTAATACCACCTAAATCCTTCGCCCATTTTTCAGCATCTTTCTTATCTGCATATGCAGCAGTTGCTACTGGCTTTACACCTTTCTTTGGTGAATGTAATACAACATAAGCTTCGTTTACTGATTCTTTAAGATTTAAACTTCTTTGAGCATTTACTAATCCATCGATAAACCCTTTTAACATTTTTTTAGTTTCAGCTTCATCTCTTGCTTTAATCGGTTTTTCTAAAACTTTTACATTTTGTTTTATATATCTAACGATTGCATTATCAACTGCATTCCATTTTATTTCTGCTTCGTTTACCTTTACTGATTCAGAAATTGATTCCTTTAGGGTTTCTAATTTTTTACCGAATGAACCACCGATTGTCATAGAAGTATAAAACGAAAATGCATCAATAATATCATGTCCATCCCATTTTGCTGCTTTAGAATATGCTGCACCTTTATCTTCAATCACACCCTCCATTGCAGTACCAACGTATTTTGATTGTTTTGCTTTTGGAAAGAATTTAGGTAATTGTTTTGCTTCACTATGAAAGTTAGCATCAGTTAGTGCTCCTTTAAGAATCATCATAATTGCATGCTGATGTTCTGGTGAGTTTATTTTTGTGCCCTTTAGATATGCATCTAATTCAGATTTTACTTTTTTATTTAATCGTAAGTTTGCTTCGTTAACAACTGATTCATTTGATGATACTCCTTCATATATTGATTTAAGATATTTGATGAAATCAGTATCTTTACTCATACTCTTAAACTCTCTATCGGAAAAGACTTTCTTTACAAAATCTCTAACATCTTTAGAGTCTTGTCTTATTAGGTCAATTTGAGAAAACATACTTTCGTTCATAGTCATAATATTATAATCCTAATAATTCTTGCAAAGATGGAATTTGCTCATTTGATTCATTTTTTGGAACACAGTTAGGAACTTCCTTACCGTTCTTTTTTTTCATACCAACCATTTCATATCCATCCCAACATGGATTTTCATCCTCTTTAAGTGTAGTTGTTATAGAACCATCATCGTTTCGCATTGATACTGATACAGGTTCTTCATTTATTTCCGATTCATTTGTTGATTTATCACCACAACCACCTTCAGTTACTCCACCACATCCACAACCACAATCTGATTTAGATTCGTTCATTCCTAAACGTTCTTTCATCTGTTCTTCGGTAATATCACCCATTTTGTAGTATCTTGATAGAATGTTACCCATATCTTCATATAAACCACCTAAACGTTGGTCTAATGATTTAGCTTCTACGGCACATTTATCAAATTGTTTACCCAACTTATCTAACTCACTCATATTACGCTTGATAGTGTGTTTATCAAACCAATCATCACCTTCATGTATTGCTAATGTTCTAGCTGCTTCAGTAATTCCACCAAGAGTTTCTGCTATTTCTTGAATATCAGATTTTCTATCTAAAGATTCTTGGTATTTGTTATATGTAGAAACGATTTCTAAGAAGTGTTTTTTAACTTCATTAGAAAGGGTTTTTTTTTCCTCACTTGATTCATTCATTATTTGGGTTAATTTAATCATGAGTTTCTCCTATTATTTAATTCTTTTTAATATTTTATGAAGATATTGTAATCTATCAATAGCATCTTTACAATGGTCCATTGCTTCTAGTATTCCACTTTCATCAATCATTTCTTCAATAAGTTCAATATCATTCTGAACTGCTCCAACTGTACCTTTTACAACTTTAACAAGTTTCTTATCAGGTTGTTTATATGGTGCTTCATTCATTGAACTTTCGTTCATTAGTTGAGTTAATTTAATCACTATACTCTCCTTAAAATAATTTTTTTAATTTTTTATCACCATAAACATCGGCGAAATACCATTTCTTATCTTTCATATTGTATAAATATACATATTCTGCTCCACCACTTCTATCTGCAGCATCTACATATTTACCAAAATCTTTCATATCACCTTTAGTTGGTGCACCACTTTTGTAATATTCAATTTCTTTATCATCAAAGATTCCTCTTGCTCCACCCATCTTGATTAGTTTAAGAACATCTTTATCACTTTTCATGTGATGTTTTAAACCTGGTTTCATATTTGATGGATATCCATCGTAGTGAACGTATGCAGAAACAATCTTACCATTTCTACCAATCACACCAACTTGAGAACGAGTTCCTTCGTTGATTACACCTTCTTTTAAAAGTTCAGTCAATTTAATCATAATTCTTTTGTCTCCGTTTTGTGTGTATATAAATCAAGTTTACCATCTTTGGTTAACTTAACATCATAGTTAGTTTTTCTAATATCATTATGTCCACCCTTATATGGAGTATCCCCAACTTCCTTAGTAACTTTACCTAACTTAATTTTATTTTTGGACATATAGTCCTGTACATTAAATGCCATAACTTAAATTAATTCTGTTATAATTTCTCTCATCAAATCTTGTGATTTACACCACTCGTTACAAACTTCACCTTGTTTAATAAGTTGTTTGTTAATAGATTCATTCATTGGAGTCATAAATGCTCCATGAGTTGATGGATTAGAAACAAAATCCCAACCTATCAATTCAAAATCTTCACCTACTTGTACTTTACCACCTGATAGAGGTTCTACTGAACCCATTCCTCTTGATGATATACCTAAAAGGATTCCTGCTTTAAGTAGTTCTTTTAAGATGTTACCACTTGGAGTTGGTAGTATCTCAACTGTTCCTACTAAATCATCGTTATCCCAATGTATCTCTCTTACGTTATGAGATACATTCTTTAGATTGATTACAGAAGAATCTGGATGGTCTAATTCACCAAGTGCTCTTCTTTCTTTAATAAGTGTTTCGTATTTTTTAGCTTCTCTCATCAAAATTGGTTTAGGATATATCCTTCCATTTTGATTTTCAGCACCTGCTCTTTGCAAAATACCCTTAACGATAGTTCTTCCACTTTCGTCCTCGTTTACTTTACCTTCGAATAAATTTGTTTCTATTAATAAATTTCCCATTATGCTCCCCAAGTTTTTCTTCGTTTAAATAAATCGAAAAAGATTGCAGATACTTCTTGTCTGATGATTTTTCTTATTAAATCTTTATCAGATTCATTGAGTTCTTCGTTTATTTTTCCTTTTTTAAAATTAACGATTTCCTCATTGATGATATCATACAACTCTTTCTTAGTCATTATATTATCCTATTTTCTTTAAATAGTTAGTTTGTGTTGCAATCCAATCGTTTCCTTTCAATCCAGCCATTTTTGCAGCTTTCTTAATCGCTTCAACAGTATTTCTTGCTTTCACTTTATACTTATTCTTCTTAGATAACTTAACACCATTAAGATTCATATCTGAAAAACTCATTTCCCAAGTTGCAAATCCTTCTTTGATGATTGATTCTTTAACTTCTTCTTTTTCATCTTCCTTCTTACCATCTTTTTTCTCTATTGCCTTTTGAAGTGCTGGTGGTAATTTCTCTTGAGCCTTTGTTAACTCATCTAACTCAGTTTGGTCTCCTCTACCAAATCTTTCTACTTTATATTCCTTATCACCTACTTTGAATTCAGAATCACCATCCTTTTTTGCCTTAGCAACAGCAGCACCAAATGCATTTCCTTCATTCTTCTTTCCTCTACCATTCCAAGTTTTTTCAATCTTGTTAAAGAATGCTTTCTTTTCTTCATCAGACATAGAAGGAATCGATTTACCAGCTTTTTCTAAAGCCTTCTTGAAAAATTCTTGATATTCAGATTCTTCAATCATAGTTTCTTTAACTATGTTTTTTAAGTTTTCTCTTGTTATTTTCATTTTTCAATCTCCTGTATAGTTCGAGCGATATTTATCAATCTCTCCTTTATCTTATAAATATGTGAATTTGTTCTTTTCCAATATTGATTGGAATCTAATTCATTCATTGTTTTAATCTTGTTATACCAATTAAAAAACTTTTCAGTTTCTCTAAGTTGATACTTAAGTTCTTTCAATCCCATAGCCATTTTCTTATGAGCATGCATTGATTCATCGTTTTTTAATTCTAACCAACGATTTACTGGTCTTTTGGATTTAGCTTCGTTTACTACTGATTCGGTTGTTAGAAGTAATTGCTTTTTGTATTTTTTTACGATGGATAAAACTTGCTTAATTAAGTCTTTTTCATCAGCTGATGTTCCTTTTCCTAAATACTTACGTGCACCATCATCATATATACTAAATGAATATGCTACTTTTTTCTCCGTACCGTCATTGACACCAATTACAAACTCTGCATCATCTATATAAAACTCGTGTGCACCATTTCTGTTGATATCGTGATTTACTTTAGTACCTAAAATTCTTTGAATTCCTTTTTCAAGTGTTGATACAGTCCCATTACTTACTTTATCTTCGTTTACTGATTCACCAAATTGTTTGGTAATCATTTTAAACATTTTGTTATCAGGTCTACCAGCAATTGCTGATACGAATGCCATTCTATCTTTTAGATTTCCTTTTTTTACAAAGTTAAAAAGTTTTTTTGCATCAATCTTATGTGAATCGATAAAAGCATCAACAGCAGAACCACGAGTACCAGTGAATCCAGCAATACCCATAGCTAATTTACTAGCTTCGTTTACTGATTCTCTTGTTAGTTGGTATCCTTGTTTTGCAAGTGTTCCAACGAAATCACTTAAATCTTTTTTGTTTTTGAAAATTTTGATATCAAAGAAATCACTACCATCTTTATGTTTCTTTTTTCCATCATGGAAAGAGATTGTGTATTTTGCTTTACCAATACCATCTTGTCTTTTGAATCTTTTCTTACCTTCGTTTACTGATTCATCCATTACATCATACATCTTACTATTTCTACCAACTGATACAAGAGTTAAATCTTTGTGTTTCTTACTTAACTTAGCTAATTCTTTTTTTGCTTTGTTGATATCACCATCTCCTGGTCTCATACCACCATCTCGGTAATAGATTTTACCATAGTCTTGTTTGTTTTTATCAAACTTATCTACTATCACTAATAATTCGTTTACCGATTCTTTAACTTTCTTTACGTGCTGAACAATCTTCTTAGCAAATGCAGGAGAAGTGATTTTAGCTATTTGAGTAATAGTTTCTCTTGGATTAGGTTTAACACTTTTTACACTAGCACTACCTTTCATATCAGGAAACTTACCATCCATTGAGTACCCATAATCTTTAATTGTGATAAGGTTACTGCCGTTATCAAATATAAATGTGTAAGAACTTATTCTTGAACTATAAGAAATTCGTATAGTTACTTCAAAATTACCTTCTCTATTTTTCTTATCAGAACCGATAACCATTCCGAATGCTTCACCAGTTTTGTTATTTCTACCTTTGATTGCCTCAGATATATTATCAACATCATTATCTACTACACTATAACCAAGTGTAGTTGCTATTTTTTTCTTTCTTTTTTTATCAGATTTACCTTTATCAGAAAATGCGTTGGGGGTTTGGTAACCAGCTACATTACCTGTTGCTGTAGTTTCATCAAGTTCCTTTTCAACTTCTTGGATAAGTTCTTCTAAAAATTTGTTAATATTATTATCCATTGACATTATTTATCTCCTTAATCAATTCATAAGACATCATTAAAGCTGAAACTTGACCATCTGTAATCTTCTTACCGATTTTTTGTTTTTTCAAAACATTTATTGTTTCTCTCAACTTTATTTTTGTAATCTTATCCTTCATACCTTTATACATTTCGTGTAAAGATGTGATTGTTTTAATTAATTCCGATTCATAATACTCGTTGAACTTTGATGTATTAGTTACATTGTTAATATACTCTCTCAATAATCCTTTTTGAGATTCATTTAATGATGTATATTTTTTATTAAAAGATTCTGTTAGGATTTTAAAAGTAAGTAATCTTAAATCTTTTTCTTGTTTTTTATAATCCTCTACTAACTTATCTTGTTTACTATCTTTGGAAATTTGGGAATTCGATGAGATATGTTCAACAAGAGTTAGTTTTGAATTAAATACATCATGTACATCAAGAATATCATTCTTTTTACCCTCAAATAGTTTATGTATAGAAGCTAAAATTTTATAATTAGTTACAGGAGATGCTAAGAAATTGGTTATTTCAAAGTTTTCTTTTATTGATTTAACAAGATTATACTTTTCTCTTTGTAATCTTGTATAATCTATTTTAGTATGTGCTTCTAAAATAGCATCAATAAATTTCTCAGCTTTATTTTCCGAATTGTATTTTTCGTTAATTAAAAGGTTGAATAGCCTAAGTTCTTTAGCCATCTCAGTACCTTTTCCATAGAATTCTTTAATTATATTTTTTGACTTTTCTTCACTACCATTAAGTATCTCAACTGTAATTTGGCGAGTTAAAAGTTCAAAAAGAAATCCAGTATTCTTAAATTTTGAATGTTTTATTTTTCTCATCTTTTTTATTTCCTATTGTGATATAGTAAAAATTCCCATATATAAATATAAATTTATAAAACTTAAACTAATTTTATTATGCATCTAATATGTTATCTTCATCCAACATACTATTTTTTTCATGTAAATATTTTCTTTTTGAAGCTATACCATTAATATATTTGATAGCTTTTTCTTCAGAAGTTCGTGTTCTCTTTGAAGTTCTTTCTTTATCACCAAGGGGGTCTCTACCTAATGGATGCTTATCTTTCCCATAAGTACCACCTTCTTTTGGTCTCCCACCTTTATTTTTTATTTCGTTCTTAATATTTTCTATCTGTTCTTCTATATCATCTGGGTCTTCATCTTCAGTTGCAGGGTCAGAACCTTCATCTTCAATAGAACGGAATCTGAATCTATCTTTTAAATCATCTAACATACGAACTCGTTGTTCATCAGATTCTCCTCCACTTAGTTTGAATATATTTTCATATACCCAATCCTTAGATAACATATTTAATCCTTGGATATCTTGAGCCAATCTAATTTTCTCACTCCAAAGATTTACTTTTTCTTGTTCGTATATTGTAGATGGATTAACTAATTGTAATTCAAAATTAGTCATTTCTGAATCTGTAATTCCTTGTGAATATAAATGTACAATTGCTATTTTAGATAATTCAGAAACTACTGTTCTTTGTATTCTTTCAATTGTTCTTGCAAATCTTACATCTTCAGCGGCAAGTGTTGCTTTACCATTTACGTTTTCTTCATATCCTAGATATGCTCTTGGAATCTTTAATGCTGCAAATAATTTATTTTTTAAGTAATCAATATCTTCAATACTAGCATATTCCAAACCAGCAAGATTATCAATTTGGGTACCACTATCACTACCTCGAACAGGAAGATAGAAATCTTCTGTTAGGTTTTGCATATTGTACTTTAAATTATAATCACCAGTATTTCTATCAACAAAAGGAACTTTCTTCATTTTGTTAATAATTCTTTGCATATAGTTATCAACTTCCGTTGGAGGGATATTACCAATATCAATTTTGAAAACTCTCTTTTCAGGTGCTCTCATGATTCTGTGAATCAACATTGCATCTTCCATAAGAGATAATTGTTTCCACAATCTTCTAGCATTTTCAATCATTGATTTTCCATATGGTAACCAATTTGTATCTGATAATAATCTAAAGTGAGCTACTTCAAAATTTTCATATTCTTCCTTACCATTCGGGTCTTCAGTTATTTTAAACTTTACTGAATTTGGATTTGATGGGTCAGTTCTTTCTAATCTTTCTGTGTTGTAAACTGAATGAGGTGTTACATTAACAATACCTTTACCTTCAGCTATTTCCATACCTAAGAAGAAATCACCATACTTACACATATTTCTTACCCATGGCCATAAGTTAAATTCAACATTAAGAACATCGTAAAATAAATTTCTTAATATTTCTTGTACTTGTTGATTATCGGAGTGAATTAACATCACATCACCAAATTCGTTTTTTAATGTTGATTCATCGGCATATATATCAAGAGCTGATGATAAGATTGGGTCATTATCCATTGCATCAAAATCTCTAAAAACTTCTCTACGAACTTGTTGGTATGCCATTGATTGAGCACCACCTGCTTGTTCGAAGAAACTTTTTTGTAGTTTCGTGTACCTATCTCTTAAAGAAGATAAGTTAGTTTGTTGTCTTTCATCGGTATCAAAAACTTTTCTCTTACCATCTTTATCGACAGTAACAACTGCCTGAGCTCTGAAGAGTTTTGTTAACCTACCAAAAAATGAAGTATCTGCCATCTTGTTCCTATTTTTAAATTATAACCTTTATTTTATTATTACCACTTTCTACAAGACCAGTATCTTGCTTTATGCCTTGGACCGGGTGAATCACAATTGTGTCTAGCTCTGAATGCTTTTCTTGCATCAGGATTAGATTTTCTGATTTTCATGGTTTTTCCTTTTGCGGAACTACCACCATGACCAAAGTTTACTTTTACAACATTACCTTGTGGGTTTTTGACATATACTTTGAATTTTTTTACATCACCTTGCATCGGTTTACCAAGTTTAACTGTTCTACCTTGATACTCAGCTTCATTCATATCAGATTTATATTCTTTCATGAATTCACAGAACTCTTTTATATCGTGGTAATTTTCCACAGTATATTCTTCTGTATGTATCGCTTCGTTAAGTAATTTTTTCAATGATATCATAATTTATTTTCTCCTATACTATAAATATGGAATTATTTAATTAACCACGTTAGGTCTTCATGCGAATCCCCAACTCTCATTTTCCATGGGTCTTCTTCCATCGATGAATTACCACCAAATCCCATACCTACCACATCCAATGAATGTGCACCAATACCACCTAAGGCTTGTTTGGTTAAATCCATACCTTCTTGTCTTAACCTAAGTGCCGTATCTCTAACCCACAATCCGATTGATAATGACATTGTTAAATCATCATTATAACCTCTCATTGCTTCTGCTCTATTACCATTCCATATAAATGTAAATAATTCATCTATTGTTCTTTGTGAACGAATCGTTACAGATTTTTCTCTGATGTATTGTTCTAACTTAGAAATGATTAAAGGTCTTGTTTTAGATGTTGTACTAAAACCAGCAGTTAATCCTTTATCTTGTGCTCTATATTTGTTTGTTAATTGATTCTCTACATCTACATACTTTAAATCTTTACTCATATAGAAAGTATTTTGATAACCCCTATCAATTACTTGTTGTAAAACCGCCCAACCAATATTTGCGTTCTCAATTACAAGTAATGCATTATTATATTCAGTTGATAACGAAACTAAAAAGTTTCCAAAATCTTTTGTATCTAGTTTACCTTTGTATTCTGCAACTTGAGATGATTCTTCTATATCTATAACATGACAAGCTGAAAAATCTCCTCCATCTCCACGAGCAACATCCGCTACAACCATATAAGATTTGGTATAGTTTGGATATTCCCATTTCCAAAGATTTCCATCGAATCCAGTTTTCTCCATTGGTTCTTGCACAAATGATTCTTTGTAAAACATAAGAAGTTGTGGGTCTATTACTGTATCACCAGAACTAACGAAATCACAATCACATTCTTGTGCTGCTCCTTTTGGTCCTAATAAAACTTCTTGCTCATCTCTCCAATCTTGATTTCTTTCAGGATGTACACTCCAATGTAATCTAATTGAATTAAAAGTATTTGTTTCTTCTTCAGAACCTACCCATGTTTTGTGAAAGAAGTTTCCTACACCATTTGGAGTTGATAAGATAATTGCGTTACCCCCAGTCGATAGTGTTGATTGTGCAGATACCCATATATCTTCAATCTTATCAATAAATGCTGCCTCATCAAATACTAATAAGGATAATGCTTCAGAACGACCA